TCCTCAACTAAATTACGATTACAACGAAGAAGAAAAACAAAAGTTTAGAGCATATCTAAAAGATATTGGTGATTTACTTTATAAAAAGGATGGTTGGTTCCAAAAGTTTATATGGGATGATATGTCCGAAATAGAAAAAGAAATGATGGATAGGAAAGCAAGGGGTAGATTAAATGGTCCTAAGTATTTGATATAAATATTTATATAAATATATATTATGAGTAAACATCCAAAGAGAGTTTCGGTAAAAGTAAAGAATGGTAACTTTAAGAAAGCATTATCAATCTTTAAAAGGAAAGTAAGAGAATCAGAACATCTACAAGAACTAAGAGAGAGACAATACTTCACTAAACCCACAACAAAGAAAAGAAAACAAAAACAACAAGCAATCAGAAATGAACAACGCAGAGTTAAATGGGTGAAAGAAAATGAATAACGGCACTATGTCCGAGAGGCTAGGAGGTGGTCTGCAAAACCATTTACATCGGTTCGAATCCGATTGGTGCCTCAAACATAACTAACATATACGAATATGATTTTTATAAAAGATATAACAAAAGAAGATATTAAAGATGTCTTAGAAATTAGAAATGATAAAAGTACAAGAGAAAACTTAGAGAACAATTCTAAGTTTACTTTACAAGAAGGTTTAGATTGGTATGAGAAAACAAAACCAACATGGAAGATGATATCTATACAGACACCTACAAGTTATTACAACAATGTTGGTTATCTTAGAATAGAAGATAATATTATAGGTTGTGATATACATCCACAATTTAGAAGAATGGGTATTGCAAGAAAAGCATACAAAGAATTATTACCTACTAAGAAAGAATGGGAATTATGGGTATTTGGTGATAATTATCCAGCGAGAGATTTATATGAGTCACTAGGATTTTACTACACAGGTGACCAAGGTGTAAAAAGAAACAAATTATATCTTCACATGAGGTATAAACAAAAATAAGGATTTATTTGTTATAGTTAAAATAACATAACTAAACATAAGATGCCATTTCAAAAAGGTAATAAATTGGGTAAAGGTAGACCAGTAGGTAGATTGAATCGTTCTACTGAACAAGCAAAACTAAGTATTGCAAGGATTGCAAACTATGGTATTGAGATGTTCAAAGAAGATTTAGATAAGATACGAGAAGAGAATCCAATAGAAGCTGCAAAGTTATCTATAAGATTATTAGAGTTTGTGGTACCTAAACAGAAAGCAGTAGAGATGCGTGCAGAGATAGACCAACGAATACAACAAATCACAGTCAACATAAATAAATCAGGTAGTAGTGAAGAACTTAACAGTTAATACAACAGTAACCTTTGATAACCTATTAGGTGCAAAGAAAAGAATTACACATCACATTGGTGGTACTCGTAGTGGTAAGACATATGCGATTCTACAATATCTGATTGTAAAAGCATTACAAGAAGAATTAAATATTACAATTGTAAGAAGAACAGTACCATCCTTGAAAAGAAGTGTGATAAAAGACTTTAAAGATATAATGTTGGAATTAGGTATCTGGTCAAATGACTCATACAACATCTCTGATAGGGTTTACACCTTCTCTAACGGGTCTTTAGTCAGTTTCCTTAATACTGATGATGCAGAGAAATTAAGAGGTGTTAAATCGAATATTTTATTTATCGATGAAGCATCAGAACAACACGAAGAAGCATACTTTCAGTTATCAATCAGAACATCAGGTGAGATTATCCTAGCATATAACCCAACTGTATCTCCATATCACTTCTTGCGTAATATGGATGATGTAGAAACATTCAAGACAACTTATAAGGATAATCCATACTTACCACCAGCAATGGTAAAAGAGATAGAAGCTCTTCAAAAGAAAAATCCTAAGTATTGGCAGATATATGGTTTAGGTGAATATACTGTCAATGAGAAAGCAGTATTCCAAAACTTCCAAATCGTAGATGAAATACCGATTCATGATTTAGTAGGATTTGGTCTTGATTTTGGATACTCGCAAGACCCAACTGCTTTAGTTGCAGTACATCGTCATCATGATATGTTGTATTGTAGAGAACTAATGTATGATAGGGGATTAACTACACAAGATATAATAACCAAACTCAAACAATTTAACATAGGTAGAGAGACAGAGATATGGGCAGATAGTGCAGAGCCAAGATTGATTGAGGAGATATATAGAAGCGGGTTCAATATAAAACCTGTCAAGAAAGGACCTGATTCAATCCGATTTGGTTTGTCAGTCCTTCAGAACTTTGGGATTTGTGTAGAAAGACACTCAACGCACTTGATAGATGAGTTGTATGGTTATGAATATGTTACAGATAAAAACGGTTATGTTACAGATAAACCACAAGATTTCAATAACCACTTGATTGATGCGTTGAGGTATCTTGCGATGTCAAGGTTAAGTATTAAACAGCAAAACAAAGGCAAATATACTATAAGTTTTAAATAATGAAATATAAGAAAGAAATAAATTTATTAGAAGAAGAAGCAAATGCTAATTTGACTCTTTATAAACAAGGAGATGATTATGCATTACAAAGATATCAGACAATAATGTCACAACTAAACAAATTAAGATATGGCAGTAATTATACCACAAGATTACCAAGGTAAAACAGTTGAAGAAATGTACAACGATTTGGAAACTATTGCGAAGGCGTACATGAAACAAAAGAAAACAGTAGAAGATTTACAAGGTGAAATCAAAATAAGAGATACAAGAGTACAGTTAATGCGTGCTGATATCTTAAAATTAAAATCAATGATTGGTTTACAAAAATTAGAATTAGAAAAAGTAAAACTCCAATCAGATGATATAATTGATATGAATCATTTTGAGATTATAGAAGAAGATGGTAAATTAAAAAGAATATACAACTCATGAAGAAAGATGTAAAAATAGAAGTACCAAATAGTTATAGTGCAGTATCCTTAAAAAAATATTTAAGGTTACAAAAAGATTTGAAAGCATATGAAGGAGATACCAAGGCACAAGATGCATTCTTACTTTGGAACTTATGTGGTTTGACACCTGAGATAACAAACAAGTTAGATGTAGAGACACTAACCAACATTACAAACGATTTAAGAGGCTTTCTCAACAAAAACGATTTCGAGTTACAAAGGATAGTAGAAATCGATGGTAAGAAGTATGGATTCGAACCTAACTTAAGTAAACTAAGTTATGGAGCATACTTAGATATCTCTTCATTTGAGACCCTAAGTATAGATGAGAACTGGTCAACCATCATGTCAATACTTTACAGAGAAGTAACAAAAGAAAGAGGTGCTCTGTACGATATCAAAGCATATCAAGGATATACAGATGAAGATACAGAAAGATGGATGAATGTAGGAATGGATATCCATTTTGGAGCTTTTTTTTTCTTCAATCGTATCTTGACGGACTTATCGAAAGGTATCCTGAACTCTTTGAAGGAGGAAGCATTGACGGAGAAACACCATCCATTCATACGCACAATTTTGGAAAAAAGTGGGGAGGCTATCAATCGCTTGTCATCCTCGCAAACGAAGATTTAACTAAATTTGATGAAATAACCCAAAGACCTCTTGAAGAGTGTCTACTTTATCTTTCCTATAAAACAGATAAATCACAACTAGAATCTTTATTACATAAAGAGGCAATGAAGAAGTATAAACGATAGTTATACAATATTCTCTCTCATCTTTGTTATAATTACAAAAACAAGATGTCATATAGTAGAAGCTTAAGGAAGAGACAGGCAACAGGTATCTACATAGGGCCTACGCCGGGAAAAAGTTCACCTAAGAACTCCCGCAGAGGTTGTTTATGTGCAGATTCCAATACTTACGATACAAAGTGTTGTAAAGGATTATTAGTTAACCAAGGGATAGGAAATGTTAACTCAACTAAAATATCTGGTGGAGGATTCTCATCAGGTTTCTCATCAGGCTTTGATATAGACCAATTCGCATAAGATTATGAGTAGTAAAAATAAATCACAATTAAGAATAGAAAACAATTCAAGTTTTCCAAATAACAATACTGGTTTTATCACACCAGAACTATTAAGAGTATTCAATGAGAATATGATTGATTCTCTTGTATCGAATGAGGATAGTGGTTCATTTGGTGGAGGAGCAACAACTGGTTCTCTTTTAGAAACTGCATCTTTTGATAACAGTACAAGAAATATGACATTTACTAAAGGTAATGGAACTACCTTTGATGTTAACATACCTGATTCTACTTTAGATAGCGGTTCATTTATTAGTACTGCAAGTATATCAGATGCAGATATAACTTTCACAAAAGGTGATTCACAAACATTCAGTATTTTAGTAAACAATGTATCATCATCAATATCAGCATCACATTCAGAAGTAGCAGATGAGGCGTTAGATATAGTAATCAACGCAAAGAACACAAGTGGTGCAGATATAGGAAAAGGATTAGCAGTTCACGCAACAGGTGTGACTGGAGAAAATGTAAATATAAAATTAGCTGATGCTTCAATAAGTGGAGATATGCCAGCAATTGGTGTTACTGCAGCTGCAATTTCAAACAATGCAGTTGGTAAGGTAGTAATTAGTGGTAAATTAGAAGGAATAGATACAAGTGCATTAATAGCAGGAGCACCTGTATATGTAAATGGAGCAGGAGTTCTTACAGCAAATAAACCAACTGGTTCAGATTTAATTCAGAATATTGGAACGGCAGCTAAAATAAATGCAAGTGATGGAGAGATAATATTACAAGGTGCAGGTAGAACTAATGATATACCAAATATACAAAATGGATATGGGTGGTTCGGAAACTCAGACGGGGTAGGAGAGGCTCAAACAACTGCATCATTCGCAAAGACAGATATAAACAATTCATTTACAGGTAATCAAACCTTTAACGATA